AAGTTTCACGTGGAACATTAGAATTACAATTACAAGAATAACAAAGATTTACGTTCACGAACATGGCAAAGAAGAAACAAGAACAAGAGGTAGAAGACGCTCAGATGCAAGAGTTCTCATTGGAAGTCAAGAGGGACATTGTGGACATCATCAATGACAGCCCGTCGCTGGTCATGTTGGGAGACAAGGAGTATGTGGTGAAGGATATGCGCTACTACTCTCTGTATCGTATATGTCGCCTTGTGATGGACATGAGGAAAGCCGACGAGTCGCTTGATACGGACGAAAAGGTTATAAAAGCCTTGTGTACCGACCTTGATGCGATGTGTGAGATAATGGCAATAGTGTTGTGCAACCATCGGTTCACGCCTGACGACATACACTCCTACGAAGATGTTGACGACGTGATGTCAAGGAATGACAAGATGGTGGCGATGATGAAAGCCAAGGTGATGAACAGCACGTTTGACACAAACCAATGGGCAGCAATCATCCTCGGAGCGATAAAGTCCATCGACCTGTCTGGTTTTTTTTTACTCAGAAAATCGGTGAGTACGCTTACGGATTCACTTCTGATGCGGAAGAAGAAATCGGAGGAGACAGCATCACTGTTTACGGAAGCACTATCGTTGCGGACGCCTCAGACTTCCTCAGAGCATTCACGCAGTACCGATTAGACGACTATCTGTACCGTCTGAGTATTGCTCAGATTCAGTTCATGGCGGTTGACAACACTCACACTAAGTATCTCAAAGGAACGGACAAAAAGGCTTGGAACGACTACAAGAGTGCTTACGAGGCACAGCAGAAGTTTGATAACTTCCTATCTGGATTCGGCAAGATTCCACAACTCAAAGAGGGCGAGGAGTTTGAGATTCCAGTCAGAAGAGACAAAAGTAAGAACAACAAATAAAACTATATATAGATATGGCGAACAACTCCCCAACGCTTGTAATGGCCAGTCTTTCGGACGACCAGTTGAAAAAATCAATAGATTCTCTTGTTGCCCATGTTGACGAGGCAATGAAGAAAATGGTTCAATCTACCAACAATGCCGTTGGAGAGATGGAAGCCAAGCTGAAGTCGTTAGGCAACCTCAAGATAGATTCTGGTGGTTCTGCTGACGGCGGAGCATCAAAGCGTGCAAAGGCACAAAACGCGGAGACGGACGCGGTTGAGAAAACTATTGCGGCAAGAGGCAAGCAAATTAAGAAAAACCAAGAGGTTAAAATGTCGTATGACCAAATGCAGACGGCATTAGAAAAAGCCACAAGACTTCCATCTGAAATGCGTATTCCAGATATGGGAAAGTCCGCAAGGGACAGTTACATTGCTTTCATGCAAGGCTACAAGCAGCAAGCAGAGCAGGTTCGTCGTTTGATGGAGGAAGAGCAAAAAGCCATGCGGCAGCAAAGGCAGGGTGTCGTGGATGGCTTTACAAAAACCATTGAGGAAAGAAAGGCTCGCATAAAAGAGTTATCGGAAGAAATTGCAAAATTGTACAAGGAACGCCCAGATGGTTACAGGGATGCAACCAAGCAAAGAAGGGAAGAAATGAATGCTCTCAAACAAAAAATAAGAGAACTTTCAGAAGCACAAAAGAATCTTGTGGATTCACCTATTGGTGCAAGCAATAGATACCTTGAGCTTGAAAAAGAATACAATCGTATCAAGAATATAATGATTGACACGACAAATGTTCAGCGTCAGTCAACACAAGAAACTGAAAAACAAACCCAATCAGCCAAACGCTACACAGAAGAGATTCGTAATCAAGCAGCAGCAACGCAACGTCTTGTCGTTGTCTCTGAGAAAGAGGGTAAAACACTTCAAGAGCAGAAAGAGCATCTTGCTCTTATAAGAGACATTGCGCGCGAGGCACGAAGAGACATAAGCCTATTCGGCCGTGCGAACATTACAAACTACAAAGGCACTGTCTATGCAGAGAACGACGCGCGCGCAAAAGGTCTTACGATAGAGCAGCAGATAGAAAAGATAATCGCTGAAGAGAATGCTGCAAGAAACGCACAATTAGGCACAGAGAAACAAATAACCCAAGAAATTGAGCAGCGCGGAAAGAAATACGTCGCTCCGTCTTCTTACAGCACACCGATGACATCAAGCTTGCTGAGAGGCTTCGTCGGAGACAAGCTTGGATTGACCGCAGACAAGCTCGTAACATCAGATGCTTCTTCTCCAATCAAGACTGTCAATGCTGAGATGAAGCAGTTGCAGGAGACTTATCAGAAAATGACTGACGCTGAGCGCACTTCTCCTTTCGGAACACAGCTCCGACAGAGATTCCAAGAGTTGCAGCGACAGTCGCAGCAGCTCAACGCGCAGCTTTCTCGCCCGGTAAGCCTAAAGGATGCTCTCAAAGGCTCTGAAAAGACTCTTGACGACCTCGCTGCTAAAATCCGCAGACTTCAGAGCTACATGCAGGGGCTCGACACGTCGACTGAGAAGTCTGCGCAAGAGTTCCAGCGAGCAGCCATGCATGTCGCGTTGCTCAAGGAAAAGCAGAACGAACTACTGAACAAGAACAGTCAGCTGATACGCTCCAACAACGAGCTATTCAAGTCGAACACCGCCCTCGGACGTTCATGGAACTACATGAAGAACCGTCTCGCTTTCTACTTCACTGTGGGTGCGAGCACTCAATTTGTGAAGAACCTTATCGAAGTGCGCTCTCAGTACGAAATGAACGAGCGAGCGCTTGGAATACTTGTCAACAGCGCGGAGAGGGGAAGCCAGATTTTCAATGAGTTGTCTCAGATGGCGCTGGTGTCGCCATACACGCTCATAGAACTTTCTGCTGCTGCCAAGCAGCTGACGGCATACGATGTAGCGGCAAAAGATGTCGTGGACACTACACGCAGACTTGCAGACATGGCCTCTGCCGTCGGAATACCTATCGAGCGACTGACTTACGCACTCGGACAGATAAAAGCATACGGGTACTTGAACAGCCGCGATGCACGTATGTTTGCCAATGCAGGCATACCACTCGTCAAGCAACTGTCCGACTACTACACGGAGCTTGAGGGGAAGCTTGTGAGTACTGCTGACATATACGACAGAATCAAGAAGAAAGCAATCGGCTATAACGATGTGATGCAAGTCGTCAACAAGATGACAGACGAAGGCGGCAAGTTCTTTGACTTCCAAGCAAAGATGGCAGACACGCTGAAGGTGCAGCTGGCAAACCTGACTCTTGCATGGAACAATTTGCTCAACGACATAGGAGAGCAGACGCAGGGTGTGTTGACATTTGGCATCGGCGCACTAAAAAGCCTTTTCCTTGCATGGAAAGACGTGTCGAATGTACTGGGTTCTGTCGCTATTGCTTTTGGCGGCTACAAAGCCATGCAGATGCTTGCCAATGTAGTCATAGGTAAAGCGACGCGCCAGACACTGAAGTATGTGGAAGCAAACAAACTTGCTACATGGCAGGAGTACCACAGGGCTCTCAGCATAAGAGGTCTCACGAAAGACCAAGCACGATGGCTGCTTCTTACAAACCAGAGTAACAAGGCGCTCGTTGCTGCTGTCATGCGAATGGGCGTGCTTGATGCTGCCACTGTTCGCTATATAGCAAGCCTGAACGGTCTGAAGAAAGGGTTTGCGATGCTTCTTCTCGGTGGGAAGATGGCCATAATTGGTCTTGGCAAAGCGCTCAAGTCACTCGGTCTTGCTCTCGCCGCAAACCTGCCTCTACTCGCAATCATGGGAGCAGTAAGCATCTGGCAGAACCTCAGCGAAAATGCAGAAAAAATAAAGAAGATAAACGAGGACATCGTCAACAATGCGAAAGAGAGCTCAAAGAATATCGGAGAGTTCTTGCAGCGCAACATAGACCTGTACAAGTCGCTGTACGAGTGGGGCGGAGAAAGCGGGAAAGAAATCGTCGGGAAAAAAGACATCGGAAGAGCAGAGGCAGCAAAAGCGTGGGATGCAATTCGTGAAGAGATTGAAACCTCGTCGCAAGCGTCGAAAATCTTTGTGCGCGAGCTGTTGGACATTGGAGACATCAACGAGCGAGTAAGAAAAGGCTTCGACTACGCCAAGCAGATTCAGGCTGCAACGTCTGCAATGCAAGAGCTTAGAGAAGAAGCGGTGAAAGTGACGAGCGACGTAGCATGGGGCATATTCGGCGAGGGACTCAAGTCCGACTTGCAAGACTTCTTGGAAGGCTTGGAGGGAGCGAGCATATTCGACGGCTCCAGCGCCTCCAACCCTGTATTCAAAGGGCTGGAGAGAGAGTTCTTAAGTGAACTGCACGACACGACAAATTCTATCGCAGCAGAGATTGAGAGGCTTAACCTTACTCCGCTCGGCGCTCAAGAAGCATTCGCCCGCATGGCTGACGCAATCATCAAAAGTGAAGGCATGACTGCTGCACAGTCGGAGGTGTTCAGGATAGCTCTTGAAAAGGATTTTACCGATGTGCAGCGCAAGATGCTTGAAGTAAAGAAACTTACCGCTCTGTCACCAGAAGAGAGAGCTGCCATACAAGAGCGTATTGACGCATTTGACAAAGCATTCGGCGGAACAAACAAAGCTGCACTCGAAGCATTCTTTACATGGGTGAGGAACGGATATGCTCATCTGTTTGACGGAATGACAGAGGAAGACCTCAAGAATATCAATCTGCAAGACGAGAAATATGCCGAATTGTGGCGAAACTACGAGAAGAACTTCAAGCGCTACCACTACGCCGCGTATAAAGAGCTCGGCGACAGCGTAAAAGAAATCAGTACGTGGTCTATAAACATACCTGTATTCTTCAACGTGCTTGATTCGTCAAGCAAAAGTGTTCTCGACAAGTGGACGAAGGCTGACAAAGACTTGAATGACGCCAAAGAAAAAATTGACCGACTCAGCAGAGGCATTCGTCAGCTGAAGGAAGGGACAAAAGAATACACGGCAGCACAAGAAGAACTGAACAGTGCAAGGAAAGATGAAGCAGACGCGCGCAGCAGGGGAGGTCTTGACAAAGAGAAAAAAGGCGGTGGCTCGAAGAAAGATGTCGTTCTCGAATCTCTCAAGCAAGAAATCGACCTCGTGAAGAAGCTGCAAGGCGAGTACGACAAGCTGACTCAGAAGGGTGCTTCACATGCAGACGCCCTGAGTGCTGTGCAGAGCGCTTACGGTAAGACTCTCAGTCTTGTCAACCAAAGACTGAGAAAGATGGGGCTGTCGGAGCTGAACCTGTCCATAGTAACTGGGAAAGACCCGAATATGCAGCTTGAGCACTTCAAGAAAACGCTCGAAGAGATGGAGCGTAAGGGACTGCTCACAACAGAGAGGGCAAAAGCCGTGGAAGCTGTCATACAAGAGCTTACCGTTTCCGCAAAGACGTACAACCTCGACAAGCTGACGAAGGGACTGAACAGCGAACTTGACAAGCTGAAAGATGAGTACGAGCTTGCTTTAGAACTGGATGCTAACCCGGAGCTTGGCGGAATGTTCATGGATATGCTTGGAATCAGCATGAGCAACTTACCGCGCACTTTCGGCGAAGCTCTCGACCGAGCACAGGTCATTATCAACAGGAAGCTGGCAGAGATGGATATTTCGACTCCGTTTGACTTGATGAAGAGCGACGTGAATGAGTTTGCCAAAGAAGCAGGTCTGAATGTTGACAGCGAAGTTGTGAAAGAGCTTGCCAAGGCGCAGAATGCGTGGCGAGACATTTTTAAGAAGAATATCACAGAGACCGAAAAGATACTTGACGACTACGTCAAGAAATACGGCGGTTACTCAGACAAGATAGCAGAGATAGAGGCTGCTCGCCTCGAAAAGCTGAAGAGACTGAACGAAACCTACTATAAGGAATCAACGAGGAACAGCCCGGAATATCGCGCACAGCTGAATGCCATCGAGAGGGGTGCGCAGAGAGAGAAGCAGCAAGTTGGCTTCGACGAGTTCAAGAACAGCCGCTACTATACGATGATGTTCGAGAACTTGGACTACGTTTCCACCAAGACAATCCGTGATATGCGTGACCGCATCAGGGAGTATATTGAAACAGCTAAAGACCTTACCCCAGAGCAGCTTAAAACTCTGATTTCTCAATATGAGGAGTTGGAGAAAAAAGCCGTCAAGCGTAGTCCTTTCAAGACTCTCGCGAAAGACTTGAAGGAGTACTTTAAGACGACGAAAGCTCGCAAGTCGGCAAACGAAGAGTTCAGACTTGCACAGAAGCAGTATGACGCGCAAGAGAAGAGCGTCGCCGCACTGAAAGAACAGTACGAGCAAGCAAAAGCCAACAACTACACGTCGGAAGCGCGCTTGGACTTCCTGAAAATAGAGATAGAAGCAGAGGACGACATACTGAACTATCTCAAGCAGCAGGTCGAAGAGTCCCAGAAGAAAGCTGACAAGTACAATACCAACAAGAAGTTGGCTTTGGAAGAGGCAGCTGCTGTTGCGCAGATGGTTGCTGCCAACCTCGCTTCTCTCGGTGAGCTCCGTGATAACTTGCAGGAGACATTCGGATTTGAGTTCTCTGAAGAAATAAACGGTGTCGTCGACGGACTTACCAAAGTTGGAAATTCGATAAACGACATTCTGTCGTCGGCAAAAGAAGGTAATTCTGTCGGTGTTGTGAGTGGTGTCGTCAGCTTCGCAGCAGGACTCGGAGACGCTATAGCAAGTGCTTTCGGAGACGGCAGCGCGCGCACAAAACGCCTCAACAAAGAGATAGAGAAGTCTCAGGAGTCTGTAAGGAAGCTCGCATTGGCATACAAGAATCTTGAGCGGGCGACCGAGCGCGCAGTAGGAGCTCAGGAGATTGCAAGCAGACGCGAGCAGATAGCAAACAAGGAGGAGCAGCTTGCAGAGATGGAACGGCAGGCGGCACTCGAAAAGAGAAAGCGCTCGAAAGACCGCGACGAAGACGCCATCAAGGAGTACGAAGAGTCAATGCAAGACCTGAGAAACGAAATCGAAGACTTGCAGCGAGAGGTCACAGACACACTGCTTGGCGGCGATGTCAAGTCTGCGGCAGAAGATTTCGTCGACACATGGGTCGAGGCGTGGAGAGCAGGAGAGACGACACTCGACGCAATCAACGAGAAGATGGACGACATGATTATGAACCTCATCAAGAAAGCGGCATCGTCTGCTCTCGTGAAGCCAATCCTCGACAGGCTTTACAGCGCTGTCAACAAGTACTCGTCTGAAGGTTCAGAGGGCGGTGTCTCCATCACGAACACCGAGATGAAGATGCTCGCTGACTTGAGCAAGCAGCTCGGCGTGGAGATAAACGAAGTACTCGGCGCATACTACGGTCTCCTCGAACAGATGGGAACAGTTGGGAAGTCTGTAGGAGAAACAGAGCTCAGCGCACTGCAACAGGGAATACAGTCTATTACAGAGGATACGGCGGGAGCTTTGGAGGGAATAACAAACGGAATATCCCAACAATGCTACTTACAATCTGACCTTCTGACACAGATTCGCGATGCGGTGGTAGGTATGGATATAGATATTCAGACTACCACACAAGCACAGATGTTGCTACAATTACAGCAGAGCTTTCAAGTCCAACAGTCTATACAAAGTATTCTTGAGGGCGTACTTGTTCCGAGCGGTCGTGCATTTGCTGTCGAGTTAATGTCGTAAAATTATTTTGTAATCATCGAAAAAATTACTATCTTTGCAACATGGAAGATGAAATGCTAAAATTCAAGAAGAATGCTCTGTTGGGAAACATCTCAGCAGAGCCTATTTGCCAAGCATACAAGCAGGCGTGGAGGCTATGTGGCGACGACAAGGAAATGTTGGTAAGACTTGCGTTGAATCAACAAAGTCAGCCATACCTTTCCCATGCTTGCTACAAGGAACTTGGTCTTACCAAGGAGTATATCAAAAAAGAGTTTGCAGGCTACATCAACGGCTACACCATACATGATGCAGATGAAGTTCATGGCTATACGTATGGGCTGTACGTGGACTGGAACTACGAGAACGACTTGGTGGTTGACAAGGATGTTATTTCCGTCATGTGGACTGTGGGCGCAAACATAGTCGTTCCAAGTACAAAAGCACCTGTCATATATATAAGCAACCGAAGCAACGTGCATATTGTCGGAGATGGATTCAATACAGTGAACATCAAACTGTTCGACGAATCAAGGATTGTCATTGAGGACATCGACAGCAATTCGGAGGTCGTTGTATATAAGTACAGCGACAAGGCATCGGTTGAGGAAGGCAAATATTGCTTTGGCAAAGTGAAAGTATTTAACAAAGAATTAAGACTATAAGAGATATGGCAGATATAGCGACAAAATACTATGTAAGGCGTGGCGACCAAGAGTTTGCCACCATTGCGTCACTGTTTGGAGGTGTAAGAATATTAAAGATAGAAGGCATGACTGGTGTCGGTTCTGCTAAGAACATCTACACTGCGTCGTGGGTTGACAGTCAATCAGAGGATTATATGGTAGTTGGCGACAGTGTTGTGCGCGAAAACGTTGACATTAACATTACGTTTATTGTTAGCAACAAATATGGTGCTGTAGATGTAAGACAACAGCATGACGCTTTTGTTGCATACATGACTGATGGTGAGCTATATTTGAAATCTGATTACATAGGGCGCACGTTACTATGTGTGTGTTTGAAAGATTATAAGCCTACTACCGAGCATCTTAAACGTACTGGTAATAACGATTATATTATTGGTACTATTACACTACACGCTCTTGACAATCGTGCTGGAGATGATGATGGATATATAGGCAACCCATATCCTACAAGTGGCGATACACCAACACCGCCAACACCGCCACAACAGGTAAGCACAACAAACGTCTACGATGCAGCATTGGGTGCGACACAAGCAACACTAAACCAACGGTTTAATGAGATAGCGGTCGGTTCAAACTTTTACACAAAGTCTCAGGTTGATGAATTGCTTGCTGCGAAACAGGACAATATCACAGACATTGACATTATAAGAAGTGGTGCTGCTAAAGGAAGCACATCATTACAAGAAATAACGCAACAACAGTTTAACTCAATATTCGATTAGTGTTATGATAAAATGGATTTACGGAAACACCCTACCCCTTGTCGTTGGACTGAAAGAGGTTGTCAAGACACAAGAGGGTACGACTACAGAGGATTACATTCCACCTGTCGGAAGCGAGATAGAGGTGTGGGCTATCGGTCAATACAAAAAGAAGCAATTCGACTACACAATTGACGGAAATACGCTCTTCTTTAGTGACGATGGTACATTGAATGTCGGCACTTATGGTATTCGTGTGACGGTAAGAGAGCCAGAGAGCAGGAATCTTCGCTCTTTCAAATGCGAGGAGTTGGAGATAGTAAAATGTACTGACGAACTTGAACTTGGAGAGTTTGTTGCTACGGATGCTGTTGTTCTTGATGCAGCCACTTTCTTTTGGGCAAAGGGCGACAAGGGTGACCCATTTACCTATGATGACTTTACTCCCGAACAACTTGCAGGTTTGAAGGGCGAGAAAGGCGAAAAGGGTGACCAAGGAATGCAAGGTATTCAAGGCGAGAAAGGCGAAAAGGGCGACACTGGTGATAAAGGCGACAAGGGAGATGCAGGCACTACGGACTACAACGACCTTGAAAACAAGCCTGATTTAAGCATATACATGCAAGAAGTATCACAGGAACAATTCGACGAAATATTCAACAATTAAATTTTTGTAGAGATATGGGAAACATGACAACTTTACAGATTTTGCAAGGCATTAAGACTTGGGTTACAACAAAACTCAATCTGAAACAAGACGTGATAAACGACTTGGCTAACATCCGCAGCGGAGCACAGGCAGGTGCAACGGCGGTACAACCAACAGAACTCAGTGCGTATTTCAACGACGCATCGTATGACAGCAACGCCCATAGAATAAATTTCTATCACGGGCAGACAGTAGTCGCTTACATTGACGCATCACCATTCATTATTGATGGAATGGTAGATGACGTGCGGATAGAAAACGGCTATCTTGTCATTGACTTTAACACGGCAAGTGGGAAGCAGGACATCAGCATTCCTCTTACGGACATCTTCAATCCGAACAACTACTACAACAAGACACAGACGGATGGGCTGTTAGCTCAAAAGCAAGATGTGATACAAGACCTTTCTACTATCCGCAGCGGAGCAAGTGCAGGCTCTACTGCTGTACAGCCATCCACGTTGAGCGATGTTGTAAAAGACGTTGTTGCCGAATCAGGTGTATATGATGTTTCGGCAAACAATGATAACATAAAGTTTGAAAGTCTTAGTGCTTTACTTAGTAGCGCAGACCTTAATACTCTCATTCCTACTGCTTACAGAAAGGGTGGCATGAGTATCAAATTTGTATTGAGTTCTGACAATAAGTATGT